ATTTCCGTTGTAGTCCTCTACAACAATGTGTGGTCTTCCGTAAGCCAACAACTTCACCTCGTTGTTATCCTCCTTGCTTAATTGTGGCAAAGAAAGAGTAACCGCTTGGTCAAAGAATACTGTTCCGTTTTCACGAGAAGCGTTAATCGTTTGCTCTACACTTGATGTGCCTTTCAGCTCATACTTGTAGGCAGAGAATGTTCCTGTCATATCAGTCACCTCATCCGAAGACAAAGTAAGTGTTCCTAAATCACCGAAGTCTACGAAGTAAACCGCTTTAAGACCACCTACCGACTCACGGCAAGGTAATGCACGACCTTTTGTTAAATCACAAGCCATATTATTCTTTTTATAAAAAAGGGCAGACAAGCATCAGCCTACCTGCCCCTTTAATTATTAACTAAACTACTTCTTAAGTGTAGTATACGATGTCAGCACCAATTCCGTGTTGTACACCCGCAGTAAAGCGCATAACTACACGAACATTTTGTGAACCATCAAGGTCAGCCATATCAATTAGCTTCACCTCGTTGTGGTCAGCCAACAAACCTGTACCGAAGAACAAGTTAGACTTCTGTGCTGCTACCATATCGTTGTCAGGCATACCTGAACATACGAACAATTTAACACCATCAAAAGCCAAGTCACCGCCATTGTACCAAGTAGTACCTGCGTTGTTCACACCATTAGCACCCAAACCAGAAGCACCGAAGCCACCCAATGCACGAACATAAGCACGAGCAATGTTTTGAGATACATAGATGTACAAGTCTTCTTTGCCGTAAACTGAAGTAGGGATAGCATCAACTACTTTACCCAATTCAGCGATAACATTTGCAGCAGTTACCGTAGTACCTGTTACATCAATTACATCAGCATCAGCAGCCAATAGAGCAGTAAAGCCATCAAACTCACCTGCGTTAGCTGTAGCACCTTGCCAGATGTTCTCTTCAGTCTTCTGCGCTACTTTAGCAGCGATGTGACCGATTAGGAAATCAGCGAAAGATGGAGGAAGGCTATCAAAAGCCGAGTAACCCATTTGTACCGCTTCCCAATCGTTGTGGAAGTCTTTCTTACACAATTCCAAGTTTACTTGGAACTCTTCAGGCTGTAGGACACGCTCTGCCAAAGTAACTGTACTTTGGTCAGCGAAATCACACGCAGCATCTTTTACCAATGCGTTAGTAGAAAGAGTTTTCATTACTTCTTTATACTTGACATTTGGCTTAACAGTAATACCGCCACCTTCAATGGTGTCGGCAGAAAGGAGTGCAGCAGAGATGTATTTCCCTGCAAATTCTCCTGCATAAGTAGTTGTAATACTTGTTGCCATTTTTGTTTATTTAATTATTGATTGTTGTACTTGTTTATCTAATCAAACCTTGAAAGGTTTTTCTTGTTTGTTGATAATCTTCTATTGCTTTATCGTATTTAGAATCAATATCAACACCTAAATCTTGAGCAGCAGATTTATATTTTTGTAAAAGAGTAATAAATGTAGTAGCCTTATAAGAATTATAAGTATCTCTAAAATCAAATATTTCTTTTCCTATTCTTTTACCTTCTCGCTCAATCAATTCAGTTGCAGATTGCATTTTCTTAAACTCCTTTTCAATGTCGTTTACCAATGCCAACTCAACCTTAACCTCTTCGGATAGTTCAGTAGCCTCTTGAGCAACCTCTTGAGAAGCCTCTTGTGCTTTGGCAGATAACTCTGCCCAAATAGATTCTACTTTCATTATCCTAATTTGTCAAAGATTCTTGATAGAGTGTCTTTTCTTGCGCCTTTAGAGAACTTCTGCAAGTCAGCAGTCTTTGTCTCTGGGTTGTGCTTGATAGGTTTAGCAGCAGGTTCATCAGCAGACATTTCTACTTCTTCTTCTACTACCTCTTCAGCTTCTTTAGGCTCTTCGCTCATCTCTTCTTTAGGAGACATCATTGCTTTGATTTCTTCAATCATCTCCTTCATCTCTGCAACAGCAGCAGACAACTCTTCTTTAGTAGCGTAGCCCATTTCTTCTTTCTCCTCTTCGTTAGCCTCTACTTCTTCAGCAGGTGCTTCCTCTGGAGCTTCTTCAGCAGGAGCTTCACTTGCATCACGCATCTCTGCGATAACACCTTCTTCTGCTACTACAAGGATACGACCATCTTCAAGTTCGTACTCACCGATAGGAAGAGCGATACGCTCATCTTCTGTAATGATGAATACCTCTTGGTTGGCTTCAAATGCTTCGGCTTCAATAGTAGTGCCGTTCTCCAATTTCATAGACTCCAACTTAACCTCATCTTGTAGGTTAAGCAGTTCCATAATCTTGCTTAATGTTTCTTGTGACTTCATATATCGTTTATTTATTAAAAGGTCTTAATTCCTTCATTGAACCCTTGATATTTGCTACATCACCTTGCATTGATTCAATAGCCGTTTGGAGTTGATTGTATTCCTTACTCTCTTGAGGTTTTAAGCCAAGTTGTTTTGCGGCACTCGCAAATTCTTTAAGAGTAGTTTTTGCTTTTGAGTTTACATCTTTGTGGTCATCAATCAGTATCTCTAAATCTCGCATAGACTCTTGAGCTTTACTTCGTAGGTTATTTCCTTCTTGTATAACCTTTTCAGCTTTTCTTTGGAAATCACCTGACTTACCAATATAATTTAAGACTCTCTTTCTTGCTGCTTCCATCGCATCTACTGAAGATAGATTTATTTGATTTTCTTTTTCAGTAGCCAACTCCACCTTTGAGAGCTTTGCGAATACCGCTTTTTCAGTTTTGCCTTGTTTCATAATTAGAATTTACCTTTTGCAGATGCTCTTAAACCATTAACCCACTTATCAGCAGAACTGAAGTAGCCATCAATATCATCTAAAGCGGCTTTTAGTTTAGACTCCAATTTTGTCTCAAACCCCAACTCTTGTTGCATCTTACGCAACTTGTTTAGGTCAGCCTCTACTGCTGATTTGAGTTTGAATAGGTCACTCATTTCACGCTCCATATAATCAGCAGCCTCAAGTGCCATATTAGAGGCTCTTGTACGAGCATCAAGGAAGATGCGTTGTGCATCTTGTGCCTTGTCTAATGCTGACAACTCCAACATCTCTAGAGTTTGCTCTTCGGCTAATTTAGCCATCACCTTGTTTAGCGATATTCTTTTCATATTAAGTTAATTGTTTAAGTGTGTATCTGTTAGATTTTGTCTAATGACTTCAGTTTGCTTTCCGCCCATCTCTTGGCACTCTTGCCACCCCATAGTAGATAGCTAATATATCCGCAAGAGCTTGTGTCACCTTCTTCATAGTATTCCTCTGCTCTACTCAAGTAGCTATACATACGCTTGATAGTCTCAACACTAATAGCTTCGCCTTTGGCTAACTGCTGCGCTCTAACCTTGCCTACCTGTGTAGCACACTTGTTGTTTACTTTCTCATTCAATGCAATACCCCTTTTAGCGTTGTTGCGTACCGAAGCGGGGTAATCCTTGTAGCTTTCAAGTTCAGTACGCTTACCCTTTTTTGTGCGGAGGTCTTTCTTGATGATAGCCTTGATAGCATTCAACTGCTCCTCTGCTTTCTCTTCCTCTGGGTCTTGTTTAGATGCCTCTACCTTGTCTACAAAGTAGCCCTCAATACTGAAGCCCTTAACCTTACCACTCTTCACATAGTCGTTCCAGATTTCATCGTTGTGTACCTTCATTGATACCATCCAAGTGCCTACAGGTAGGTTCATACCATACATCTTGCTCTTGTCTTGCTCACCTTCTATGATCCAACTCTCTACAACACTCAATCCTGTGATGTCTATTTGGTGTTCTAATGTGGCTTTGTTTTGATTGCCGTTGATGAAGAATAATTCACTTGCCTTTCTTACCGTGTCTTGCGAGAAGTAGATGTAGTATTCATCTTCTCCGTTTCTACGATAGATAGGTTTGTTAGGTACAAGAGCTGCACCCAAGAGAACACGCTTGTCCTCATCAATGGTTTTTAATTCTACACGCTCCTCTTCCTTGAGGGCTACGAAGTCCTCCTCTATAGCAGGGGCTTCTACGATACTGATGGCTTGGATACCTGCTTGGAGGCTCTCCTCATCCAATAAAAGTTCTACGATTCTCATTATGGGAATGATACTTGGTTAATTCTATTTCTGTCTAATTCTTGTTGTGAGGTAACATCGCTTCCTACGACATACGCTCTCATAGGGTTCGCTTGTAGTGATTCTATCAAGGCATTAGTACCAGAGCCTCCTACTACATTAAACTGCGGTGATGTACTTGGTGCGCTTAAGCCACCTGTCTCAACCCCTGAATCTCCTGCAAACTCAAATTGAGTAGAGCGTATCTTGGCTACCTGTGCAATACCCGTAGCAGCAACAACTGCTGCCTTTGCAAAGTTCTGACCCGTGAGAGCATCTTGAGGTACAGCTAACTGCGCCATAATACCTTGAGCGGTATTTATAATGGCTTGACCTATTTGTAGTTTCTTGTTTCTTTCAAAGGCTTTTTTAGCTGCTGCTTCATCTTCCTCATCATAGATTTCATTGAAACTCATCAACACACCAAGAGCATCCGAAGCAATTTGGAGATTAGCCTCTTGAGTCTCTCTTTGCAAATCTCTCTCTCTTCTTTTGAGTTCTGCTACATTGTTCAAATACTCTTGGTCAATGATTTTCTTCTCATCCATTATCTCGTAATAACGAGCGGTATTCTCTTCAGTATTTTCTAACTCTTCATCAAGGGCTGCCTTTTTACGGAAGGCTACC